ATCTTCTTGATTTTCTTTGTGTATCCGTCAGTATCATTGTATCTCCAGAAACTTCTATAAGTACCTCTTATATCATATGGCTCTATGATGGTGAAAGCTTTATAGTTTTCTTTCATCCATTGCTTTAGATAGAAATTAAATACCCTATAATCTTTCTTGAAATATTTAGTATTTCTCCAATGACATTGATTTTGAACGATATTTTTTACATTTATATCAGTTTGCTTTGTTCTGATAATTCTTCCATCATAATCCTGAATTGTATAGAAGGGATAAACAGAGCTGGCCAGATATCCAAGCTTTTCAATTTCTTCTGAAGTAAGCTTTTCTCCAAGGAAAGTACAATTCTTTGATAGAATATTGAAATAAGCTTCGCTCTGTATTTCTACATTCTGTCTATCTCTCATGGATTGCTCAGCACCGTCAAAGATATATTTCTTTGTATCTGAAATACTTCCGAGAATATGATAATCTTGGTCTCCCGACAAGTCCTTCTTTAACAAGTCTGCAAGCTCATCATCAACTTCTGCAAATCTTTTCTTCAAAGCCGCTTCTGTCTTTGCATCATAAAGAAGCTCCTCTCTATTAGGAGTTACAGAAAGTTCTCCAATCTCAAATCTTGGAACAAGGGCAACATTGCCATATACATTTCTCCAAGCATCTCCATGGTCATATTTATGAGCATAGTCAATCCTATACATTACATTGCCAAGAAGAACACAGAATTCGCTATTAAGCTCAACACCAGAAACCTTAAATGTTTTATATATCAAAGTTTTCTTACTATTGAACTCTGTTACAAAATCTTTTAAGTCTTTGAATTTTGAATAATTATAAGAATAATATTGTGGAAATGCTTCGTTCAAATTAAGATTGATATATACATTGTCAAAGAATGCTAAATCCATTAGTGCTTCTTTGAGTCTTGAGTAATCAATCTCAATGTTTGGTTGAACATATACTTCTACTCCATTCCTTTCCTTTGTAGGCTCGGCAGATACCTCATCAATATTGATAGCCATGCCATCTTTATACATAAGATACTTGACTTTCTCTCCATCACAAATGCTTGTAATTGTGCAACTGTCTGATACTGAGAGAGTTGAAAATTTACCCAAACCGAATGAGCCTATAAATTCATCAGAATCTCTTTTTGTTGAAGAACCTATAAATTTATATATGGCATTGAATCTTTCTCTTGAAATACCGGTTCCAAAGTCTTGTATTCTTATATAATACTTGCCATTTGATTTGCCAATATCAAGAATAATCGGGTCTTTTGTACCAGCTTCTTTATGAGAATCAACAGCATTTGATATAATCTCACGAAGAAATGAGTTCAAAGGCTTTGAATATAAGTTACTGGATAGAATTTGAGTGATAAAGTCAAGGTTTTTTACATCAATAGACACCCTGTTTGAAGACACATCTCCATATACTTGTGCCTCAGGTGCTACACTTGTGTTTAGTTTCATTAATTAATTCGTTTATTATATCATAAAGTGCTTTTCTTCCATGCATCTTTACAAAATCCGAAGGGTCTTTACATCCATACTTTTCAGGAAGTTCAAGCTGAATAAGATTAAATCTTTCACATATCTTTTGTGCATCAATTCTACCATAATTCTTATCTGACTTGAAGTCATTATCATACAGTACATAAATCTCTTTAAATCTAGCTTGTAATTGCCCAACAATCTTATCTTTAGGCATATATCCTTCTCCTTGTAAAGAAGTTGTAGGGATTCCCGTGTTTTCCCACAGACATAACGCATCTTTTCTTGATGAAGTTATTATCAATTGCTGGCCACTTTGTGGCAGCTTTGACCATAAATCCCACACAGAAGAATTGTGTTTACTCATCCATTTGCAGACTTTGCTATATGGCTGATATATTTTAAGTGTTTTTAGTCCATCCTTATATTCTACATAACAATATGCATACTTTTCTGCTGGATAGACTCGTTGATTACCATTGTCGTCAATAAAGAATATTCTTGATATTGGATATACATCTCCAAACTGTAACCATGGAAGCGATATTCCATATAGCTCCCAGAATTCCAAGTCATAGTCTCTCCATTCTCTGACTTTTACATCAATATTGGATGAAGAGACTATTCTCTTGGTCTTCGTAAGACTTCTGGTTCTGGTTTGAAGCTCTGTGGTATAATTACCTTTGAAATCATTATATATCCTTCTTACAGTAGTCGCAAAGTCTGTTCTCCATATTTTCATAAGGAGGTCAACAATTCCACCGGTTTCTTTTGTGGCAAAATCCATAAACTTTATGCTGCCCTTATTTGAAACAAATATACTTAACGACGGATTGTCATCTTTTCTATATGGGGCATTAATGACGCAAGGTATCTCAACAATGTTGAAATACCTTTGCAAAAGTTGTTCGGAACTTACTGTCTTTAGAATATCCTCATAGTCAGAACTTATCCCAGAACCGAAAGCCATACTAATTAATTGTTAGTCAGTTACTTAGTAAACCATCCACCAGCAGGAATGGCAGGACTTGCTGCCGGAGCTCCAAAGGTAGTAGGCTTCTCAACATATTCCTTGAGGTCACAAATTTCAAACTCGCTACCAGCATAAAGCCCACCATTCTTTGCTTCTTCAAGAGCAGCTTGGAGCTTTGCATAGTTACGGGTATTAGCCCTCATAGGATAGTTGATAAAGAAATCCTGCCACAGCCTGTTCTGGTCATCCTTGCGAATACCAACAAGCATCTTAACCTTATTCTCGGGCCAAGACTTCAAGAGGTTTGTAATCTCAGACCAATCACCTTCGAAATACTTCGAGATTTGCTCAAGCCTTGCCTCTGCATCCTCGGGGTGGTCAATAAGGCCAACGGGCTTCTTGGTTTCAGGGTCAAACTTGGTTACATCAGGAATATTCATCAGATAACGAAGGAAATCGGTAAGATACTCCTCGCCGGAATATGCATTACGATAGTTTCCTGTAATATTTGCAGGACCGTTTGCATAAACAGGAACAGCCTTCATTGCAAGCTCATCAGGAGTTACCCAAGCGGTTCTGCCATATTCATCAATAACCTGCTCCTTGCCACTTGTAGCACCAACCCTCTTGGTCTGGATAAGACTGTAAGCAATGTTGAAATACTCTGGCTTATCATCAATGATAGTAGATGCAGTAAAGTTCAAGCGAACCCTCTTTGTCTTGACACCATTAATATCAACTTCGCTAATGAAATTTCTTTCACCTTCAACTTGCCTTCCATAAAGCTCGGAAAGCTCTGCATTGGAAAGATTCACACCATGAATCTTGAAGTTTGCAATACCAATGAATCTTTTAATGTTGCCACCTTCAACGGTGACATTACCTTTCGCAAAACCCATAATTATGCCTCCTCTGCTACGGGTTCAGCAGTAGACTCTGCCACATCAATGCTAATCTCAAATGTTCCATCAGGAAGCTCAACAAGAGCACCTTCCTTAGGAATAAAACGAGTAATAGTCAAAGCCTTGCCAGCCTTGTCAAACTTCTGATTACCGTTTGCATCAACTGCGGGAAGAACAACTCTGTCAATAAGCTGAGAAGAAGTATATCCACCGGTCATTGCGATGGCACCAACTTCCATTCTGTCAAGCATAGCAAGCTTGTCAGCCTTCTCTTCCATAAGAGCAGCAATCTGCTTGTCAATCTTATCAACTTGAACGGTCAAAGGATAATTGTTCTGTGCAATCCTCTTAAGAACTGCAACTTCACGACTTGATAAATTTTTCATTTACTGTAAATGTTTAAATTGTTAATAGTATTATCGGCGACTCTTTTCCCAATCGCTGATTTTATTCTTTCTAATTTCATCTTCATCAGGAAGATATTTTCCACATCTATCGCAGTAGAATTTTACTCTAATGTGGTCATCATCAATTCTTTCCCACTCCTTGTCTGTATCAACAAGAGTTTTACAATTAGGGCAATAAGACATAATTACTTATAATATTCGTTAATTGCTTTTACCACCATTCCAAGGTCATTAGGAATATAGTCATCTTCAAACATTCCGTCAGGACTCTTTGCAGGCATTTGTACTGTACCAATCTTGATTGCATGAGTATAGAATCCATAAGAAGGCTTTCCATTATTATCGTAGCGAATTTCTGCATACAATACAATAGGAACAACCTCTACAGGATTATACTGATTGTCAATCATTGTTCCAACAGTAGATACTTTGTATCCAGACTGAACCTTATCGTTGTATACGTCTTCACTATGAAGCATCAGGAACACATTCAGGTCTTCTCTTGCATTTTCACAAGTCTGAATAATCTGCTGAAAATGCTGTGCGAGTTCAGTAAACTTTGTATACCCAATTTCTTTTGCCCTCTTGAAGAATTCCTTTCTCATCACATAAATAGCATCATCAACAACAACTGTCTTAATTTGTGGCATATTGCTGTTTACATGCTCAAGAAAAGCAATTAACTCATCGTAAGTGTCAATACCTACAAGATTGTGATTCTCTGCATTAAATATTGAAGAACTGCCCTTAAAAGGAAGCCTTTTCTTCAATACATTTACAACAATACTCTCTTTGGGGTCAAGAGTTTTAATTGATGTGGACTTTCCGGAACCACTCTTTCCTAAAATAATACTAATATTTCCCATATTTCTACTCTTTATTTCTTATAAATTTACGAAAAATCTTCAAGAAAAACAACTTTCCAGACTTTCTTTTATCAAGGTCTTCGATATATTTATAGACAGAATTTATACCATTTGTATCACTTGGTAATGGTAGTTCTATAAACATAGAACTTTCTCCAATAAAGAACAAACAACATGTATTATTGTTTGCGCCATATCTTCTATCTTCTATGACCTCCATAAATCTTGACCTGTTTCTTAGTTTTTCTATGTTATAATCAAGATATTCTTTTCTTTGGAATTTGAATGGAGAATATAACCCAATAACAAGGTCGCAGTCTCGTGATGTCGTCTTACAATCTGCAAGACCATCAGAGCTTGGCTTCATTTGGTCAAGC